AAGATCCTTGGGGCTTAACAGTCATGACCTTACCGCCACTGATAGTTGGCAAGACATAATGTTCGATTAAGACAAGATCACGAGTAAACAGAGCTGCACGAGAAACGTTCTTTGCTCCATAAAATGTAAAGTTAAATTTACCATCGTGATCAATACGCACATAAGTGCCATTGTTAGAAGCAACTGCAAGTTTGAGAACTTCGCCGTTAGCAGTTACGTCAAAAATAGTGCAGTCAACATATTGAACACCATTAGTAGTGTGCCACCATTCTTTTACTTTATGAGTATCACCGCCGCGCTTAGGCCGGGTCAAGAGAAGCTCTTTACCAGTATGCTTGCTTACGTCTTTTACACCAGTAAGAATAAGACTATCAGCCATTTTTGCGATTACAACTTTCTTCTATTTTAGTCCATTTAAGATTACCAACGATGTTGTTATCTTTCTGACCATCGACATGACGAACTCTGCTACATGACTTTGTGCGACCGGGTAGTGATAGTGGTGGTTTTAAAAAGGCAAGCGCAACAAGGGTATGAACAGCTACTGTAATTGTCTTTTTTCTACCAATCCTTTGCGTAAGATTAACTTGCATATATCCATTTTTATTTTTACGTTGTTTTAATACCTTTTCTGACTTGCCTTTCGTACTCTTGATTTCTCCTTTGCTATTTATATAGTATTCAATACAACATTCATAACCTGGCAAAGTATGAATCGGAGTCCATTCGTTGTCGTCGATAAATTCCATTGTTATTAACCACAAAATATTGGGGTATATGTTTCAAAGTATAGCAATAACTAGTAATATCGGTATATGTGACTAAGTCGAAGTCACTTATAAACTTTTTAGCTTACGGAGTTACGATCCTATGTGGATTGATAATGATTTCCCGAAGCTTCTTGGTGCAGAGCTTTATCGTCCCCACCCGGCTTACATCATTGAGATGGCAGTTGAGCCTGTTGTGGTGCACGACTTCTCCAAGCAACCCGGTCAAACTGTTCAGTTAGATCGCTATCGCTTCTGGGGCAAGCCCGGCACTAAGGAGTCCCGTGAGCGGACTGCTGATCAAACCCTTGGATCCGCCTCCGCCCGCAACATCGTGAAGGATAAAGTGCTGGTGACTCTTCGTGAGTACACCGGACCTGCTGATTCCCGCGATTCCTCTCAGCCCTCCACCTTCAAGGTGGCTCGTGAAACTCTGATCACCGCTCAGCGTCTGCTGCTGGATACCGGCAACCTGAACGTGTTCCATCAGAGCATCGGTTCTCTGACCCTGCTCGACGACTATCGCCGCTGGCGCGATCGGGTGTTCGCTAACGAACTCCTGAAAGCCGAAGCCGCTGGTCAGGCAAGCAAGGACCAAGGTGGTTACTACCTGCCCGGCAGCAAAGCCAAAGGCGGCTCTGGTGGCACCCTCGGCGTTACCTACGCCGCTGGCGAATCCGCCAAGTTCGATGTGAAGACCGACCTTCTGGAAGTTGTGAAGGACATGCGTAAGCGCAACGTCCCCACTTTCGCTGATGGTTACTATCGCTGCATCGTGGATCCAACCGCGATGATGCATCTGCGCCAGAACGCTGACTTCCGCGAGATCGCTCGCTATCCGGGCAATGGCATGATTAACCCCATGCAGCCCAACCAGGCTCCCAACGCCAACTTCTACCAAGGCATGGGTCCTGCTTACGGCCAAGCTGGCTTCGTTGCTGGCCAACCCGTTATGCCAACTGGCTTCCTCTTTGAGGGCGTCCGTTGGTTCGAGTCCACCAACCTGCCCGAGACCACTTACAACCTCGTGGTGACTGACGAGTCCAGCTCTGCCGCTGACTACACGGCAGCTCAGCTGATCTTCTTCGGCCCTCAAGCTGTTGGCGTGGGTATTGGTGGTAACAACGCTCAGATCCTGCTGAACAACAACGACGACTTCAGCCGTTTCATCATCATGATCTGGAGCCTGTTCGCCGGTTTTGAAACTCTGAACAGAGATTTCATTACGGTTGGTTACTCTTTCGTTTACTGATAGGAGGTAACTAACAATGTCCGTAATTTTCCCCGGTAATTATGTTTCTCACCTGAACGCATATCGCGAACAAGGTGTTGAAGCTCTCCCTGGTGTCGAGTTCTACCGCATCGTTGGTGCGCTGGTTCTGGATCCCGACAACGCTGGCACTCTGTCCAGCGGTTCTCTGTCGGCTGGCACCTACAACCTGAAGGTTCTGTCCCCTGACCTGCGTCAGGATGACAAGCCCCGTATCGATAAGAGCTTCGTGATTCCCAAGAATTCCGTTGTCTATCGCACCGCTGTTTCCGCCCCTGGCGTGAAAGCAGCTGCTTCCGGTAACACCATCAAGATTGCTGCTCTTGGCGGCAACGCTCCTGGTAACACCGGCAGTGAAGTGACCCTGACCGCTGGTACTGATCTCTTCTTCCCTGCTGCTGGTGCTATTTCCCCAATGCTGGGTGTTCTAAATGGTACTGCTGTTAGCACTTCTGCTGACACTGCAGTTCAAGTTGTAACTTCTGCAGCATTCACCGCTGAGCAGTATCCTTCTGCTGGTGCTGATCGTAAGAGCCCTTCCGCCATTCTGGTTGAAGTCTGCTACTACCGTGGAGCTTCTGCTCCCGACATTGACGACGCTCACATTCCTTACGGAATCGAAGCTGGTCAAAGCGCTTGATTCATATAATCAACATCACAAGCGTCTCTTCGGAGGCGCTTTTTTTGTGCCTATAATATTGTTAGGTATACCCCAAAGATATGTCCGACCACAAATTATTTCAAGACACCAAAACCGGTAAGTTGGTGGAATTTGTTACTCAGCACGATAAAGAATTTGCAATGGTTAAAGACGCTGCTGGTGGCGTCACTTTTATGATGCTAGATCAGTTAGTTCCTTATGATCCTCAGAAAGGGCGTATGGCAAAGATCGCTCGTGTAGAGCAGGAACCACCTGAAGAACAGCTGCCTCAAACTGTTGTTCCGATTGAAGATACTCGATTAAATCTGAATGCAGCACCTGCAGAGCAAATCGCTAAAAGACTTCCGGGCGTTGGCTTTGCTACTGCCAAGAAAATTGTTGAGCTGCGTATGTCATTAAGTGGTGAACGATTTGCCAATTTGAAACAATTGGAAAATATTCCTCGCGTTAACTGGGAGCAGCTGATTGAAGAAGACTTGATTTTTATTAGTTAAACTAGTGATATCAAAGTAAAAGTGTAGTAATGGCTATTAGTATTGAGGAAGCGTTACTAGCGAAAGCAGCGCAAGATGAACAGAACCGTATGGGACTTGGCACTGCTACAGCACTTGGTGCTGGCCTTGGTGCATTAACAGGAGTCACTGCTGGCACAGTTCCTCATGCTGCTGGTCTTCAGATCAACAAAATCAAAGATCGGTTGGCTGCTGGTCAAGGGCTAGTCCCTGCTCCAAATACTGGAATGAGAGGCGTTCGTAATGCGGTTCGGCCTGGTATGCGTTTTGCTGGTGGTTTAGTCGGAGCAATCTTGGGTGGAGGATTAGGAGCAGGAGCACGGCAAGCAATGATTGAAAACTCCCCTGCTGCGACACTGCTTGCAAAAATTCAAACTGGGCAAGAGTTAACACCAGTCGAAACTCAAATGCTTGAAAATGAATTAGCAACTACTTACAGCAATATTACAAAAGGAGTTGCCTAATGGAACTAGACGATTATCTAAAATCTAAGGTTCGATTTCATCTTGGTTTTAATGCTGGTGCACAAATCCCTGCTGGTGATCGCTCACGATTAGAAGAAGCCATGTCACTTATACCAGATGACTACTGGTATGAACAGATTGGCTATCACATCAAACGATGTGACATTGCATGGAGAGCTAGTGCAGCTATTCCTGATGATTATTTTGATGACAATGGCAGCCGAGTACTTAACCCTTCACGTCAAGAAATTATTTCTGGAGACGTCAGTCGAACAATTAATACTTCTGATCCGTTAAAAGGTGATGAATATTTCAGAGAAATCTATCTGAGAGAAGTCGATCGACTTGCAGAAAGCCTCTATGTAC